CGTTGTTGTATATATTTATATTAAATGTTGAATATTCAGAAAGTAAATGCTTCACGTTAATATTTTCAACTAAAGTAATGCTATTTAACAACAAAGGCTGTTTATAATTTATTATATCTTCTAATTTTTCTTTTGATAAATTTTCCATTTCATATAATTCTAAATAATTACTTGTTTTATTGTGATTATAAATATGTATATATAGAAATAAAACCACACATAATATTAATAAATTTATTATAATCAACATTAATATTTGATTAGTTATTATTTATTTTATTTTAACATAAATAAATAATAATTGTTTATGATTTTATTATTCAGGTTTTTCTTCTAGTATTGGTTCTGTATCTGTAGTTGGTTCTGGAGCTGGTTCTGGAGTTGGTTCTGGAGCTGGTTCTGGAGCTGGTTCTGGAGCTGGTTCTGGAGTTGGTTCTGGAGCTGGTTCTGGAGTTGGTTCTGGAGCTGGTTCTTGAACAGGTTCTGTGTCTGTAGTTGCTTCCGTGTCTGCAGTTGCTTCCGTGTCTTCGACCAAACTAGTTGCGTCGTCAATTAATTCGTGAATACTGATGCTATGTTCAGTCGGATTGCTAATATCTAATAAATCTTCAATTTGTTCTTCGTTTAATAATAACTCATTATTACCAAAATCAATATTTAATTTTTTAATTTCACCTATGTTTTCATCATACATTTCATCGGGCTCGCAATTCTCACAGTTGTCACCAGGTTGACAGTTAAAATCGAATGCATTAAAATCTCCCGACTTAAATAAAGATCCACTTAATAGTGATTGTAACATAATATTACTGGGATTACTATCCTTTTTACTATGTAATAAAGCAACACTAGTTTCGATATCTTTTAGTCTTGCACTATTGGAATTACATTGTTCATAAAGTTTATTAACATTATTAGAAGTTTCTAAGGCCATATTTTGAGATTTAATTACTAATACTTTTAACTCGCTAAATTCGCTCATAATATTGTCAATAGTATTAATAGTTTCGAATTTTTGTGCTATTTTATCATTTAATAAATTAACATTGCTTGTTATTTGGTTTTGAATAACAGCAATTTGTTCTCTTACTGATGTCTTAAAATCGTCCATTTTTTGTTCCTGCATTAAAAATTTTTCATTATATAAAGCTAAAGACACCACATTAGAACCACCACTTTCTCTTGTTGTCTCGTTGCTCTTAGTGTCGTTGCTCTTAGTGTCGTTGCTCTTAGAATGACCTATGCTCTCTAGTTTATCGTCTATAAATTTTGTTAGTAGGTCTTCGTCTGTAAAGTCTGTGATTAGTGTTTCTAATTCTTTAATCTTTATATCGTGAATTTGTAATATTTGTAATGGTGTCAATGTTTGATTTTGTTCGCGCGGAATATCTTTTTGAACCGGTTGAACTGTTCTATTATTAATACTAGTGCTAGGAGGTGGTGCTACTGGATTTTCATTTGTTGCTCGCCTTCTTCGCGCGGATGCTAAAGCGGATGTTGACATATTTACAATATACTAATGCTTATTTTTTAAACCATATTATTATTATATTATTTAATAATAATATAATAATATAATAATAAATTTGTTTGTATATTTGTTTGTATATTTGTTTGTATATTTGCTAGTTTTACTATTATGCTTTCATAATATATTTAATAGCCTCGTGGTGCTTATAATTACTAACTACAAAATCGGTTTCTACATAATCTTCAATAGCCTCACGTTTATTTATAATTTCTAAAGTAGGAAACTCATAAGGCTCTCGTTGTAACTGTATTTTAATGTTGTCAATATGTTCCTCATAAATATGACAATTACCCTTATAATACATAAATTCATATGGCTCAAGATCACAATGCTTTGCTAATAAATGCGTTAAAAAGCAATATGACGCAATATTGAAACACGTCCCACAAGCCTCATCATTAGAGCGTTGATACATAGCGCAACTTAATTTATTATTATTTGTTACATTAAACTGCATAAAAATATGACACGGAGGTAGCGCCATAATATCTAGCTGACAAGGGTTCCACGCAGTAATAATCATTCGCCTAGAATTCCGTTTTTCTGGATCTTTTAAACACTCGATTACTTCTTTAAGCTGGTCAATGCCTTTATTGCTATAATCGCTAGTGCAATCAGTATATTTTGCATTATAATGACGCCATTGAAATCCGTAAATAGGACCTAAATCGTCTTCCATAAACTTAGTTAGTCCACGCCCGTCTAAAAATTTGCGTGATCCATTTTCATCCCATATATGGACGTTTTTCTCTTTTAAATGCTTATTGTTGGTATCTCCTTTAATAAACCATAATAATTCACGTAAACATGTCTTCCACGCGACCTTTTTCGTAGTCATAATAGGCATTTTATTATGCTCTAAAGAAAAATGCATTGTTGAACCGAAAATAGATAAAGTATTCCCATTTCTGCCTTCTTGATTATTATTAGTAGACAATATATCATCTAATAAATTTAAATATTGATTTTCTTCATTATATTTGTTATGCCTATACTTATTTGCCTCACAACACCTTTTTAGCATTTAGCTATTGTTTAGCTAATTATTTATACTAATATATGTTAATAAAACTTTAAATAATATTAATTTATTAATTTATTTATTAATTTAACCTTTTCATTTTTTAATGTTTCAAAGTAATATAATAGCCCGCTATAGGTTATTGTTATTGAAATTGTTACTATTGCAGTTTCGGTTTTGGTTGTCTTTAATAATTTATTATATAGTTTTATAACATCAATAACATATATGTTATAAATACCCCATATACAAAATAATATTAATGATTTTAAGAAAGCATTATTTGTTTTTTTAGCACGTTTAATATATTTTTTAACGTAAATAAATGCAATTATTGAAAATATTAAATGAATAATGACAAATAAAATTTCAATATATTTAACGGTATTTTCTTCACTTAAATATAAAAACTTATTACAAAAATTTAACATACTACCACATCTTCTTGTGCGACTTCTTTTACCCGATACTATATTAAATTTTGTAATTAGTACAAATGTAGCAATAAACATTACTGATATAACTAGACCAAAACAAAAGTATATTATAAAATCATATACATCACTATTGTATAAATTAATATATAATAATAGTAGCAATAGTATTGTTAATGATTGAACACATATTAAATTAAATTCTCTTATTAATTTCCTATAATACGGGCAGTCATCTATTTTTTTTTTATTTTTTGTTTCATTAGTCTCTTCTTTAGTCTCTTCTTTAGTCTCTTCTTTAGTCTCTTCTTTAGTCTCTTCTTTAACGTGTTCCTTAGGATTTTCATCTATAGGCTTAGATGCTTCCATATAAAAGCTATTATTTTATATTAAATATATTAAACAATAATTGTTTTAACTAATTTCACCTTATTAATCTTAAAATAAAACATGCTAATTATTAATATTAATATTAATATTAATACTAATGTTATTATATAAATATAATTTCTAAATATAAAATACAATAAAAACCAACCGTCTATGCTTGTATCTAATTTTAATAGTGTTACTGCTAATTTAATAATAGACAATATATAAATATTAGAGCTCCATGTATTTTGGTTTTCAGTTTTAGGAAATAACTGAACAATTAGTGGATATTTATATGTAAATTTATTAGTTAAAGTCCCTATATATGAATTATCCATATGCCCTTTATTAAAATTAGATGAGCTAATGTCTTCAATTAATTTACTTCTTGCTTCACGTGAATATATAATTGCTTGGGTTGCACCAAAAAAATAGCTACCTATATTAAAAAAATCTTCATTATATTTTGATGTTAATCCAAATGAACCAAAAGTGAAGATATCAAAATTTGTTGTGGCAATAAATGCATCGATTTTTTCATAAATTAAGGTGTCTTTATTTACAACCAGTGCATCATCTTCTAAAATAATTACATTATTATATTCTTTTAAATATTCAAAAGTAGTATAATAAGCATGAACAAGATCTTGTTTAGAACTTATAATTGTTGATGGTTTGTTACACTTTTTAAATCCCTTATTATATTGAATTATTGTTTGCTTGGCAAGATTTAATAAAAATGGATCTTCTTTAAATCTACTGCTGTCTTCCATTGCTAATATAAGAACAACATCAACATTTTTTAGAAGAGGGGTACTACTATTATTTATTACTTTATATGAGTAACAATCCATTTAAATAGTTTTTATATGTTTATATAAAAAGTATTTAAATAATAAACTTATTGGTTTTAACTAATTTCATCTTATATACATTAAAATAATTTCATCTTATATACATTAAAATAATGTATGCTAATTATTAATACTAATACTAATACTAATACTAATACTAATACTAATACTAATGTAATTATACAAATATAATTTCTACATATAAAATACAATAAAACCCAACAATCTGTCTTTGTATCTAATCTTACCAGAGCTATTCCTAATCTAAGAATAGTTAATATAAAAATATTATTGGTCCATGTTTTTTGGTGCTCTGTTGCAGGAAATAATTGAACAATTAGTGGATATTTATAAGTAAATATTTTATCTAAATCTGCTATATAGCACATATCAATTGAACCTCTATTAAAATTAGATGAACTAATGTCTTGAATTAATTTAGTTCTTGTATTATATGAATATATATTGGCCTGCGAACAAGTATATGATAATTTAGATAAATTAAATGGACTTTTATCAAACTTAAAAAAATCTTCACTATATTTTGATGTTAATCCAAATGAGCCAAAAGTGAAAATATCAAAATCTGTTGTTGCAATAAATTTATCGATTTTATCATAAATCAATGGGTCTTTATTTACTACTTCTGCATCATCTTCTAATATTATTACATTATTATATTCTTTCAAGTATTCAAAAGCTGTATAATAAGCGTGAACAACATCTTGCTTACCACTTATAATAGTTGGAGGTTTATTACACTTTCTAAATCCCTTATTGTATTGAATTAATGTTTTTTTGGCTAGATTTAATAAAAAGGGATCTTCTTTAAATCTATTACTGCCTTCCATTGTTAATATAAGAACAACGTCGACATTTTTTAATATAGGTGTTTCACAAGTATTTATTACTTTATATGAGTAACAATCCATATATAATTATTTATATATGTTTATTTAAAAAGTATTTAAATAAATAAAACAATAAGTTATATAAATTTATATTGTTATTTAGAAATAAGATTATATAAAAAATAACATTATTTAGAAATAATATTATTTTTTTAATTTATATATATAATAATATTTATGACAACTTTGGAAACTCCAAATTTTATAAATGGCGGAACTAGCAATAGATTAAGTCCTTCTGGGTTCTTCCGTTTTGTTTTTAACTTTGATAGCGATAATAAAGCCGTATTACTTAATATGTTACAATATTTAGTAATTGCTTTAATCCCTGTTGTAATATTATTAAAACTTGTAAAAGAATATATTCCGGAAGACAATGATAAAAAAGATAACTTAGAATTATTATTTGAAATAATTCTTCAATTAGGTATATTGTTTATATCAATATTTTTTATTGATAAAATTACTCGCTATTTTCCAACATATAGTAGGGTGCCATATTCTAAATTTAATGAAGTAAGTTTCATTATTCCTACTTTGATTTTAATTATTACTATGCAAACAAAATTAGGAGCCAAAATTAATATTCTCTATAATAGAGCAATGGAAACTTGGAGCGGTAAAAAGGCTCTCGTAGGTGTAAGTAATCATGCCAATGCCAAAATAAGCCAAACAATTCCCACACCTGGTATTCATCAAGTTAGCCGGGCTGATACATTAGATAATACTTTAATGGCTCCAAGAGCTAACCAAATGCCTGCGCAAAACAATATATCTATGATTGATTCGCTACCTAATATGATGAATAGTGGCGGAGGTGGAGTTAATTACCAAGGCCAGGCTATGCAAAACGCATTTATGGAGTCTATGGAACCTATGGCTGCTAACGGTGCTTTAGGAGGATCGTTCGGGTCCTCATTTTAATTCTAAAATTTTTATTTTACTTTAACATATTATAAAAATTTTAGGGGTTTATGAGTTATATGCTTGTAATTCGAAAGTCTTGAATATTAGATACGTTGTAATAAAGGTGCTGCTTATTCATCTGTTGCGGATAGCTCGTCCTGTTGGTGCCATGCAACAGGGCGGTTTCTAGGACCAATAAAATCAGTACTGGTAGAAGTAGTCAATGGTTGTCTTACTCCTACCGGTATTGTTGCTATAGGTGTTGGTGCTTTGCTTGTTGCTATAGGTGTTGGTGCTGTTTCTGGTGCTTTTCGTTGACTTGAAAAATGTTCTGCATATTCCTCTCTCCCAAAATCCACCCACGCGCCGACTGGGGCATCTTTGTTATTTATTTTTTTGGATGTGTCTCTAGTTTTATCAGATACCCGACCGGCTTCTGGTTTTGTCAATCTTTGGCTTCGCATTAAATCTGGCTGAACAGCGCTATGGCGACCTTGTGGTGGTGCTGATGTTGATGCTTGTTGTCTTAATGCTTCTTGTATTAATGCTTCTCGTTCGCTTAATGCTTCTTGTTCTCCTAATGCTTCTTGTTGTCTTAATGCTTCTTTTTCTCTTAATACTTGTTGTCTTAATATGTCTTGTTTACTTAGACCGTATAAATAATCTTCTCCTGCGATGCCGTCCGGGCCAACGGATTTTTTAAATTTATCTCTATATCCCAATGC